GTATCGCCAGTGATTGACTCATTGACGATATCATCTATCGCAGCATCACATTCAGGAATAAGACTCATCTCACGATATCTTCGTATGAGATCTGCCTCATTCTTGATGGCACCTTCCATATCGATGTACTGACCACTCGCAGCACCTGTAATAAATCCAGGTGTTTGCTGAATGACAGGTGTGCCATCGTCTTCCACAGGTGGGACAAACGAAGGTGCTTTCTCTTTGTCTAAGACCTGCTTATTCTTTCGCTGTATTTCGAATCCGAATATTTCCATAATGTATATTTAGTTTATTAAACTACATGTTCCCAGTGTGAGTAAGCGAATTCACAAGTGAATGTTTCCAATGCATCAATTGTCTCGTAAGATAAATCTATACCAGCAATGTTGACAGGGAACATGTTGAAGAATTCGTATCTTGCTAACACACTGTCGTCTTTGTGTAGTTGTTCAACATATGCTCTACTGAGCAAGTAATCAGTGGAGGTAGCACCCTCGCCACTGTCTAGTCGTTGAATATCTGTTTGCCAATCTTCTAAGGCATTTCTAGCAGAAAATTCAACATCGTTGATGATTGTAACAGTCCAGTTTTCGAATGTTCTATCACCAGCAAGTTTTAATTGATGCCCTCTGAAGTTTACAGGTACAGTACCTATAACTGCAGCAGGAATCTGTGCTGCTTGGCAAAGGAATTCTATTTTCGCTCCAGATCTAGGTATGAATACTCTAAATCTGTTTGCTCTTGGACCACCACCAATTAGTTGTGCTTTAAATTGATCTATTGTCGCCATTTTTTATTCCTCTATTATACAGCACCATAAATCTCTTCAAATTCGACGCCACTTCTAGCAGCAACGAAGTTGAGAGTTATGAAGTTAATTGACCTAGCAGGTTTAATGAAGATAGATGCCACAAATTGGTTTCCATCGACAACTGCGTCGGTATTGTTTGTTTCGTCACATACGACAGCAAAATCGTAGATTCCTCTTCTTGATTGAACTTCTCTCAAGAATGGTTCAACTGCTGATCTAAATGATGCTCTTGTGAAAGGATCATTAAATTCAAACAATTGTGCTTTAGCAGCAGTAGAAATTGCTTTCTCTAATACGATGAACAATCTTCTTACATTAATTCTGTCAAAAGCAGAAGGCACTGTAAGCATAGTTTTGTCACCAAATAGTACTGTTCCCTGTCCTGGGAATGTTACCACTGGATTAATTCTTGCTTTGTAAAGAGTGTCTCTATTTGCTTTTTGTGGATTGTAAGCAAGTTTTGTTACACCGAGATACTGTCCTCTGCTGAAACCAGCAGGTGAGAACCAAGGATCTCTTAATGTATCAGATCTAGCAGCAAGTCCTGCTGTATGTCCATTTGCAGGAACCCATACATATCTGTCATTGTATTTGTCATAGATGTACAACCAGTTCGCATCCATAAATGCGTATGAAGAAGAACTTGCAGTATCTGCAGATGCTTTGATGTTAGTTGTAGCAGTAGATTCTGTTACATTAACACAATCGCTTCTTCTTGGTGATACGAATGCTATACAGTCTAATCTATTTTCTGTGACTAAAATTGCCTGATTGGTCAATGTTGTCCAGTCAGCCAATACGTCTTGTTCAGTTCCAGATCCGTTATCTGTGTGTGATGAACCGACAATCAAGAAAGAAACATCGATAGAATCGCCATCTCTAAAGAATGATTGCCATGCACCATACTTCTGACCAGCAGTTGGTACTCTACCATCCTGCCCACCAGAAAGTGATGAATTTTGAGGAAGATCAGGTACACCAAATGCAGATGCTACTGATGCAGAGAAAGTTCTTTCTTCTGCAGCACCAGATACTATATCTGTGTCATGTCCTGTCCACCAAATGTATTCGGAAGATCTTTCGATCACATCTCTATAATAGTTAGATGAACCGAAAGTGTCTGTCGCGTCGGATGCTTTTGATACGAATGCGTACTTTTCTAAAATTGTATCTTGTGTTCCACTTATAGAACCATCTTCGTCAACTACAACTACGTGCATTTGATCGTTAGATGTTCCTGCAGCAGTTGCTTGTGCAGAAGTTCCAGGTGCACTGTCGAATTGATCAGCAAATTCCCATTCTCTTGAGATATTTACTGCGACAGATGAACCATCAACTGCTGATACAAGTCCTGTGTTAGCAGGTTGTCCTAGTGCTTTGAATGTCAAAGAAGTCGCAGCAACTGCTGTCACTTCGTATTTTTGACTATCATCACCAGCAAACCAGGTCTTATCACCAACTAAAAAGTTGGCATCTGCATCACTAACAGAAGTTACAGATGTAGCACCTACAGCATTGTTTGCTGATGTGGTGTCAACATTGTCTTCTGAGAATGCGTTAGAACTAGCACAAACTGATACTTTTAATGAGTTTCCTAAAGCACCTGCATATCTAGCAGTCCAAGCACCAACAGTAGCATTTAAATCGCCATCTCTGTAAGACTCGCTGTATTGTGTTGCGTTCTTTAACAAAGAAGTTGTAGCACCTGCAGAGTTTGCAGAGTACAAATTTGTTGTTGCTATTCTAACTACTCTTAGATCGTTAGCATAGTTTAGGAAACCTGCAGCAGAGAAAAACTCTTCTGCTGATGCGTTTGTGTTGGCTGGTGCACCGAAAGTCTCTGCTAATAAAGACTCACTTGTTACAGTGACTACTTCATCTACAGGACCCCATCGGAAGTTTCCAGCAAAAGCACCTGTTGTGCTTGATACTGCTGGTACAACATTAGTCAAGTCTACTTCTTTTACCTGTATTCCAGGTGATACTTGAAATGCCATGTCTTTTCTCCTATATGCGACCGCAAAGTCAGATTTCAAAGATTATTTATAACTTTTTTGATCTTATAACCAATTTTTTAAGGGATCATAAGGATCATCATTATAGTCGTCTTGAACCCAAGTATTGCCGTCTGCATCACGTGTTATAGGAGGTTCTACATACCTATCGGGATCACCAAAGACCCCAGCAGGAAGCACATCCTCCTCTATTTGTTTTTGTTGCTCTAGATATATCATCTTTTTCAGTTCTATATCTGAGAGATGTTCAAAGAATGGTGTAGTCGCAAACCATGCGAACATTACACAATTCATAACCAAATCGTCATGATTACCACCATCTGCTTCCCAAGATTGTCCTTTGGAGACAAAGGTAGTAAACTCTTGTATTGTATTACTATCGTGGAGGAGTAG